TTACCAAATACGCTCGCACAATAACCGTACCAACAGCCCCATACCCCAACGCATAAGGCGCAGTCATGCAATATTGCCAAGTCAATCCAAACGGTCAAATCTCCGGCCCACAGTGGCTACCACAGTCCTTCACGACTGTATCCAATTTCAACGCCCTCGACGATGCAAGTTTAGCCACATACGGCTATTACCCATACACCTCGTCGCCCATACCATCGTTTAACCCTGCCACACAGCGACTCTCCCAGAGCTTTGCCTTTGACGGCACATCTGTGAGCGATACATGGGCGGTCATTAATCTGACAGCGGAAGAACAGCAAGCATACGTCATTCAAAGGCTCACCGAAATCGGTAACGGCATCGGCTCATTTCTTGACCAAGCAGTGTCTGTCAAGCAATACGATTCCATCCTGTCAGCCACAAGCTGGACGCTCTCCAACATCACAACTTACAAGTCTGAAGGTGATGCCGCAATCGCTTATCGCGACTCCATCTGGAGTCTGTTTTACAACATGGTTCAGGCTGTTCAGGCGGGTACTCAGGCTGTCCCTACGGTGGGCGAGTTCTTTGCATCCCTGCCACCACTCTGGCCAACAAACAACGGCAACGGAACAGCCAACGGAACAGCTAACGGGCCAATCTGATGACTTTCAGTGCTGCCGCCAAGAACTTTGTCTTTCTCATCACAGTTGCAATCTTGTTGCTGATTGTTGATCTGATCAAGTGGCAAAGCGGCGGCGTGACATGGTCTGAAGCGATCTGGGAAGTCAATCAGCACAGTCTCAGCTTTGCACTCGGTGTTGGAATCGTCCTGGGCCACTGCTTCACCGTTCCAAGAGGGCTATCCAAATGACTGGCAGAGAATTTCTTGACTGGATGCTAGGCAGACAAAAGCCAAGCCTTGAAGAAATGGCTAAACGTCTAGCACGCCAAAAGGCTATTGAGCGGTATTCCGTGGATTCCAGACGGCATGCCCAATTGGTCACCCAGCTCGTCAATGTGCCTCCACCAGTGTTCCAACACTATCTGGACGATCCAAATTACGTCTGGAACCCCAGCGTCATCCCAGTACCACCTAAACCAAGGCCGATCTGAAACAGGAGAATTGATGATGAGTGACGACGATTTAAAGGGATTGCCATCGGTTTATGGATATCTAAATATCCAAGAGTTGTCGAAAACTTTGCTAAATGCGCTTCAGGTCGGGAGTTTTTCTGCTTTCGCGCTCACCTTGCTGACCGTTATACTGGATAACGCGAATGCGATTTACGTTGGGCCTAAAGCAGCACTTGTCATCTCGATAGCCTCTATGCTAGCTACCGTGCTAAGGGCGCGACAAGTCGGATCAAGATATCTACATGAAGGCGAATAAGCATGACAGGTGACGAACATCAACTGCAAGATCTCGGCTGGCTCGCGGCACCGATGTGGATGCTCCTTTCCGCTGTTGAAATTGCTGGTGCTGTTTCCGAACCTGTCAAGCCTGCCATGAGCCTTGCTCACCACCTGATAGATGCCCTGCCGGGCTTGATTGCCGCAGGTATAGGCATACTTCACTGGTGGTCTATCAATAAGTACCGCGAAAAGAAGCTCGAAAACGAGTTGAAAATCGCTGAACTTGAGGTGCAACCGCGCCGCCGACCCGGCCCATCGTCGTGAGACGAAAGGTCGGTTACTTCCAGGCAAGATGTTCCCGAAATCTGTTTCGGGAACATACCTTAAGTCTCTATCCCAAGAAGGGTAAGGTGATCTTTGTTCGCTGAGTACCTGATCTATACCGTTCAGTCATGCCAGACAGGGCAATGCCCAGTTGCCAAGGAATCCTCGGTGGTTGCCACAACGACCACCACAATCGAGCAAAAAGGGGTCACGGTTCAATTCCGGCCTCCCCGACCGATCAACGGCAAGCCACGACCACCAAGAGCGTTAATCGTCAAACCAAGGCTGTTTGGGCCAAGGTTGATTTATCTCCAGCCAGTCGAGGATGCCAAATGATCAGCAAGATCATCATCCGGTTGCTGACGCCCATCATCGTAGAGGTGATCCGCGAACTGCTTTCCAAGCTAGCCAACGGTGAGCTAGTCTCTATCGACGAATCCAGCGTCAAAACAGCGATGAACCAGCGTGAAGACTCGATTCAGTCCCAACTTAAATCTGTAAAGTGGGATGTAGGATTATGAAGCGAATCATTGCCGTTTGCCTTGCGTTGGTTCTGGCTATGGGTGCCTCCCCGATGGATTTGGGGAACATTCAGAGTCGATCTTTGCCAGTTTTATCAGAGCCTAGTTGGACGTTCTCTGATGCTGGAAGCACGTATTTCATAGGCAAGTTAAGCGGCAATGTCATTATTGTGAGATCGGGGGACAACCCGTCCCCCGCTCCCATACCTCCACCGATTCCTGACGAGAACAAGCCAGTCCCAATCGCTGGTGCCAAGTGGTTTAGCGTGATTGTCGATGCCAACAAGCCGGAGCAACAGGCATGGCGAACCGATGCAAAATTGCGAAAGGCTCTGTCAGATCGAGGGATCGAGTTCAGGTCGTATACAAGCGAGGAAGCGGACATAAACACACTCGGCTTTCAGACTATCGTTGGGCAAACAGGCATGCCGTGCGTGATTGTTCAGGGCGAGATGGGAAACACTTTGAAGTCGATCAGCCCGAAGACGATTGATGATATCCAAAAGATTGCCGAGGTACTCAAATGAGCCTTGATGTATGGATAGTACCCAACGGCGATCCACGGTTCCTCGGCAGTTTCCCTGCCCCTAACGGACTTAAACTTTCAACGAAATTCGTCTTACCTGATTTGCTCGATTCCGAAATCAAAGAGTTCGATTTACGAACTAACCCAGGCTATCCCGTATGCGTCAAAGATCAAAACGGCAGGGGTGCTTGCAACGGTCATGCCGCAGCGTCGAGCTTTGAAGATGCTTGGTGGATCGCAGGGCAACCGTATAAACCCATGTCAGCATGGTCAATTTATGCGCCTTTGTGCAACGGATGGGACGTTGGCTCAAGTATTGCAGAGGCATTGCAGCTGCTCCAAGAAAAAGGCGTCTCAGAAGAGGCTCTGGTTCCCTATGGCACCATCAATCCCAACAATTTGAGCCGGGCGGCTTTAACCAATCGTGGACGATACCGGATTGAAATTGGTTGCAAGCTGACCTCATTTCGAGATATGGTTGTCGCTTCGCATATGCGGTTGCCGTTTAACTTTTCCGTTCCCGTAAATAGTGGATTCAACAATCTTGACGCTGAAGGCGTACCTAACAACAGGCCCGGCGTTCACAATCATGCTGTTTCTGGTGGATTTGCCTTGAAATGGTCGGCCAAGTACAAATGGTTGATCCCAACACGCAATTCCTGGTCGGAAAAATGGGGCTTGAAAGGTTACTTCAATACCGCTGAAAAGACGGTACAAGGCACGCATTTTGATGCTTATTGCGTCATGGCGACAATCACCGACCCAGAAGGCTTGCCTCCAGCAATCAGGTAAGTTTTTCCGGTTTTACATTTCGTAGCATCAACATACCCAGATATTCTTGAATGAGAATATAAACAATGGGGTATGTATCATGCCAGAGCTAGAGAAGGTCTACAAGCAGTCACTCATTCTGGAACGCTCCACAGATAACCCCTCAGGTGGTTTTTCTGGCTATGGCAGCGTTTTTCATACGCTTGACTTCCACGGCGACATCGTTGCCAAGGGTGCTTACAAGGATGATATACCCCGATTCCTGAAATCGGGCTTTGTAGGTGGCCCAGACCACAATCACGCCAACCCCATTGGCCGATTCAAGACGGCATCCGAGGATGAGCGTGGCCTTTATGTCGAAGCTGTTTTCTCGTCTACTGCGTTTGCCCAAGAGGCTCGCACAAACATTTCGGAAGAAGTCGTCAAGTTCCTCTCAGTAGGCATCATGCCGTTACAGGTCAAGCGGTTCAAGACCAAGAATGAGGTTTTGAAATACTGGACTGAAAACGGTTATAAGCCAACGGAAGAAGAAGTTGTGCGTGCTGAGGGTGGTGCCAGGTTGATCAAGCGAGCCAGGTTGCTCGAGATTAGTCCAACAGCCTTACCAGCAAACGAGAACGCTGAAATTACAAGTTACAAAGCTGGGCGAATGATATCGGCCAGTAACGTGGACTTAATCAATCAGTCGGTTACTGAAATGAAAATGTCAATACAGAGGCTGGAGGACTTGGTAGCCAGTGTGGTTGCCGCTCAAGCCAAAGAGGAAGCGGAAGAAGCATCTGAGATCACTGTGATCAATGATCCGCTGGAAGTTTTCGAGGTCACTTTAGCCTCTTTCAAATCATTTATCGAAGGATAAACAACGATGAGTACACTACGATTGAAAGCCGATTTCAAGTCGGCTCTGGCCGAAGCTGAAGCTCTGAAACTCAAGGATAATCGCGACGATACTGATGTCGCACGGTTCAAGCATCTTGCTGAGACCACCTTGCCAGCCCTCAAATCTCAGATCGAAGCGCAAGAATCTGTGGATGCATTTTCACTCGATTCCTATGCCGATCTCACCAACAAGTCTGTTGGCACGCCATATAGCGCGGGCCGCGCCGCTGGTTCCGTTCGTGTTTCAGCCGATGGAGAAGCCGAAGATTTTGGGCCAGGTTCGCTGACAGATCGTCAGTTCAAGAACATCTCAAAGCCGGAATACAAGAAAGCGTTTCGCGCCTTCCTGCACTACGGCGAAGACAAGATTCGCGACCGCTACCCGTCTACCTTCAAAGCTCTTGTTGAAGGCATTGATGAAGGTGCTGGGTTCTTCGTTCCCCCAGATATGCTCTCCGAAGTCATTCAACGCAAGCCTGCCCCAACAAGCATGCGTGGCCGAGTTCGTCAGATCTCAACCACATCTAACCGTGTGACGATGCTGCGGACAAAGTACTATGATCCGATCTACACATCGCCTATCACAGGGCAGTGGACGGGTGAGGCTGGCAATCCTGCTGAGTCGGCAGTACCAACCTTTGGTGAATGGCAGATCCCAATCCATGAGTACATGGGTCGTCTGTCCCTCTCCAACACCCTGATCGACGATTCAGGATTCTCTATCGAAGGTTATCTGGGCCAAGAAATTGGCAACTGGATGGATCTTCACTATGAGCAGTTTCTGACCAACGGTACTGGTATCGGCCAGCCTAAGGGTGTTTGGGCAACGGCAGGACTGCCGCTTGGCCCAGGTGCGCCGGGTTCTGTTCAAACTGCTGCTTCTGGCGTACTTGATCCCGATGTTGTCAAATCCATGCGGTTTAACATCTTACCTCAGTACGAACAGAAGAACTTTTCGTTCATCATGAACCAAAGCTCGGCCAAGGTCATCAGCCTGATGAAGTCAACGGGTGGCGTTTACCTGTTCCAGCGGGGACAGAACTATCCCGGCATCGTCGAGCCAGTACCTGATTCCGTAGACGGTTTCCCAATCGTTTACAACCAGTTCGCACCTGATATTGCTGCTGGTAGCTATCCGATCCTGTTCGGCTCGCTACAGGGCATGTTCATGCCACAGCGTCTCGGTCTCACCATGCGGGTTCTCAACGAAATCGAAGCAGTCAACAATCGCCGGGTATACCTCTTCCGTTTGCGATGGGGTTCTGACCTGATTCAAGAGCAATATCTGAAGTTCTTGCAAATCAAACCTTGATTGTCAACGCTATGACCAAACCGTGGGGATCATTTTGATCCTCGCGGCTTTATCTATACGAAAGAGGTATGACCCATGAATGCTCCTAGTCAGATTTCCAGCCATGTTCAAGTTCGCAACCTGACGTTTACTTCTGGGAACAGCAACTCGATTGACTTGCTGAATTTCCGTAACGTCCTGTTCTGTGTCAGCTACAGTGCTGGCGCATCCACATTGACAATGCAGGCATCGCCTGATGGCACCACCTGGACGACCGTCCAGCCGGGCTATTACACAAGCAGCACGGTGACCTCTCCAACCAGCGGTACCAGCGCGAACCTGACTGCATCGGCAACAGCCACTGCCGGGCAATTTCTTGCCGTCTCGCTGAACCGTCCTCTGTCAACCCAGCGATATTTCCGAGTTGTTGCAACGGGAACGACCACAGGTGGTGTTGCTCTTCTGGGCAATCCGCTCTTGTCGGCCCCTACTCAGCCCGATTTTGCTGTCGCCGAAACCAAAGGCACGTATTGATTTAAAGGTGCGCTCCACCTTTCGCTGGAGGGATGGGAGGATTTCCTCCCGTCCTTCTGGTTTATCCTGACTGGAGATAGCATGAGCCTGATCACAGACGCAGAATTATTGGCATATGTTCCCGATCTCTCGTCGGTGAGTCAACCTATTCGTGCAACCTACATCAACGCAGCATCTGACGCTATTGAGCGATATTGCAATCGCCAGTTCAGCTATAACCAAGTCACAGAGCGAATCGCTACGGGTAGCTTGACAAGGCTTTACCTGAAGCTCTACCCAGTCGATTATATCATCAGCATTTCGCTTTATTCGCTATCACCAGCAGCATGTACGTCCTATCCGGCGAGCAACGATGATGCCACCAACATGCAAGAGACTCTGATCTCATGCAACACGCCATATACGCTCGATAAATCCAACGGCATGGTCAATTTGTTTCCCTCCAGCTTACCCATTGTGACATGGTATGCCAGCCGAGAGGTACACCGGGTTGTCACTTACTGTGGTGGCTTTAAGGAGATCCCAGACTCCATCAAACTGGCAACCGCATTGCTGACCAAGCAGCAGATCAACGCCAGCCAAGTTGACCCATACATGAAGAGCGAAAAGATCGGCGATTACTCGTATGAGTCCTTTGGCACGCCAGATTCCATGGTCGGCCTATCCATCTTTAACGGCTCGGTGATTTCGCAACTGATTGCACCATACAAGCGTTTGGGAGCAAATGGCTTATGAGCCTCAGGAAATTCATGCGACAGGTTGCAGGGATATTCACGCTTCAATCGGCCAAGGATACCTCTGGTGGCGTATATCAGACCTGGGTTCAGCAGGATCAAGTTCCCTGCCTTGTTCGACCAGTCTCTGGTGGCGTTGAACGCGAGATGTCCAAAGATGGCTCTGCCGCAACACACATCATTTATCTGATGGGATCTTGGCCTTTGGATGCCAGCAATCAGATCCATGTTGGCGCGAATATCTATAACGTCATCCGAGCCAAAGATATCAATTCGCTGGGGCATCATACCGAAATCGAATGCCTTCTGGAAACGAGCTAGCCATGGGAATCAACGATGCCCTAAATTTTCTGACTCAAAATGCCGTAACGGTGACTGGCAAAGGCAAAGGTTTGCTTCAGGGTGGTGGCAGAACGATCAGCATGAGCCAGCAGGAGTTTGACCGGGCCAACAAGGTTGCCTTGGATGCAGTCGCCACATTTGCCGTTTCTGCCGTCAAGAGCATGCTTTCTCGACCATTTCCCCCGTCATCCGCGCCAGGCGATTCACCAGCACGCAGAACAGGTACGTTGCGAGATTCCATCCACTGGCGTGTAGGGCGATCCAGCAGGCAGTTTCCAGGCCCAGTCCCAAGGGATATGTCTCCTGCATCGATCAAGCGATTCAAGGCTGATGATCCTGACAAATACGGTTGGTATAAAGAAATCAAGAATCGTGCATATAAAGATAGGTCGATCATTCAGCCATATCCAAAAGCTGATGTTGCAAGGGATATCGTTCGTGTGATTGAGGTTGATCCCAGTGCGCCTGATCGCTCTGATCGGCAAAGACTGGAGTATTATAGCTATTACCTCGAAACAGGATGGCATAGCAATCGGAATAAGCAGTTTCGCGATAAAGGCACAAAGAATGCGGCACCTGTAAGGGTGAATACGGCACGCCCACAGCGAAACACCAGTATTGGTGGCTGGAATCCACCTCGCCCTTATTTGATGAAATTGGCTCGCCCCAATTACAAAGCGGCGATGGAAGTCTTATATCAACAAGTGTTGATGCGTGAACTACCCATGAATTTGCGAAGTTTAGCATTTCGCGCACGCCTTACGGTGACCTACAATCATTCATTACGAGTGCCGTATGTCTCAAACAACAAGGCTTTACTGGATTAATCATGCTGCCATTCAGCGAACTTGTTCAACGATGGGCCAGTAAATCACAGGTGCCGATTTATGTCGGCTCTGTGCCAGAAGGCACTCTCACGCCCTATGCCAGTTTAAATGTACTTCAGTCCAATCCTGTGCGATTGAGTAGCAATACGATTGCGTACACAGAAAGCCTGATGCACCTGGTGATTGTGGCAGACAAGTTAGTCGATGCTCAGGCTCTGGGACAACAGGGACTGGACGCTTTCGACAAGTTTGCAAATGCAAAGATACTCGACTGCGTGTATATGAATCAGGCTTTTGAGTATTCAGACCGTCCGAGTCTGTCGGGAAATCGTCCTTGGAGTTCCATTCAAGAGTTTCGTATCCGAAACTAAGGAGAGTTGAGCAATGCCTAATTACAGAAAAACACCTGCGTCCAACTATGCGTTGGGACGCGAAACCACAGTGACCCTCTGGTTCAAGAGTCAAACTTCATCGGCACAGGATGTCAGTTTTGACATTTGTATTTCGCAAGGCTCTGTATCGATTGATACGGATACCATCGAAGTACCATCGAATTGCCAAGCTGGATGGAAGATCAAACTCCCCGGCCTTAAGGGCGGCACAATCTCGGCAACAGGCTATATCGCATCCAGCAATATTGTCGGGTTGAACACCGATGCAACCGCTCTTGCAACTGGCAATTCGACGACAGAGAGCATGCTTAACATCATGCAATATCTCTCTCAGCCATGTGGCGTTGTCATTCTGGCGCATAACTACAATGCTGCTGGCTATACCGGAAACGTCTCTGCCAATACCCCAGGCGATATGCCTCTTCGCGTTGCCTATAAATCAAGCAATCCATACAACGGTTTCTTGAAATCGTGCAATGTGTCGATTAGCCCTGACGATGCTGTGAAAATCGATTTCTCGATTGAACTATCCGGCGAATCTGAACTTCGCGGTCTCATGGCAATTGCTGTTGGTCAAAACGGCACTGCTGCAAATTACGCCTGACAAATCTTGTCAACGCTATAACCAAATCCTCTCGAAAGGTGGATACAACTCATGGCTACGTTTCACATTGATCGTCTTGCAAACGCTGGTATTGCCATCACAATCAACGGCAAGTCGTATACGGCACGCCAATTAACGATGCGTTCACAGGGGCGTTTGCAAGCGATCATTCGCAATATCGAACCCGATCCATACAAGGAAGCGGCAGAGCTTACCAAAGGCATGCCAGAGTCGGTGGTCAAAGAGATCATGAAAGATGCCCGAAAGGCAGCTTTGACATATCCTACGCCAGTGACATCACCGGATGGTATTGCCAAGGTCATCGGCTGCGAAGAAGGTCAAAAGGCAATTTTGAAAGCCTCGCTGAATCTATCGGATGACGAAGTAGAACAAGTGATGGATACCATCAACTACGCTGAATTCATGCGATTGGCAGCGATTGCCATCAGTGGCGAAGATCCTACCGATGAGGGTGAAGACGACCCAAAAGCAGTGATCCCCATGAATCCAGAACCGGAATGAACCATCAGCAGATGATCCGCAATCTGGTCGTTGATGGGCATCTTCGTTATGAGGATGTCCTGGATTTGACTCCATACCAGATCGCGGCCCTGTTGGCTGAAGAATCTACATGTCCCGGCGAAATTGACGTTGACGACTGGAAGAGGGTGATGCATGCCTGATCCTGTATATGATCCTAATGACGCAATACCGTTAGATCCTCTTACCATTGCGTGGCCCAGTGGAAATGCATGGCAAGATGCCGGAGGCGATCAAGGTTTAAATTGGTGGCATTGGAATGAGATTCCTGCTCTTAAGCCTGATCTTGAGGAGACATCAAGCAATCCGAATTGCTTGAACTACAGGATACTCGCCCAGCATTCAGAAGAATGGGTGCCTGAGATGTCTGGATGGTCTGTTGAGTACGATGATCAAGGGTTGGCCTCCTGTACTCAATCTTGGATTGCGCCTGCGGCAGCACGGGTTTCCTTGACATCTGATGTGCCTAATCTTACAAGTCCGCTGGTGCCATTATCGATGGCAACACGTCAGCTTTTAAGCTGGAACAGAGAACTCTATAGCACCCTGACGCATTTCTTTGACACAGAGTATAATTCGGCAGATTTTACAGTATTGAATTCAACGGGCAATTTGTGCATGCAACCCGGCAAGCCAATGGCTCAGAATTTGATGGTGCCGCTGGTTCCAGTGCAGGTTGAGCTTGTACCGCGAGTTGACTTGATGGATGCAAATCACGAAAAGAAGAGGCAGTCTGAAGCATCGCTCACTTCGCTGGCAGTGATGTCCAGGGTTCCTGTGCGAGATAACGCATGGGATGCCGGAAGTACGACGATTGTTCGCGATGAAGGAAATTACTTGGGTACTGTCAGAAGGCAAATGACTGTCATTGGGACTCCTAATCCGATCACAGGAGTGACATCTGAAGTCCGCGCTGTTAGACCAGTATTCCCCCGACTGAGGTCTCAGTATTATCAAGTCAATATTCAGTTCAAACGCGATCCATACGTCAATCGCTATGGCATCCGCTATGCCCATGTTGAGGTCAAGCCATCGACTCGCCTTCAGGCGATGAAAAATGCTCCGGTAGGAGTTATTCCAACTGATACCAGAGGTCAGCCAAACACAAGAGCAGTTTATAGTCGCCCTACCGTAGATGAAAAGAAAACGCCACCCGTTCAAAAGGGTGCTGCCATTATTGAGCATATTGACACAGGATTTCCATTCAGAGAAAGTCTCGTTGAGTACCGGATTACTTATCCTTGGGTATCAATGGAAACGCTCCTGAAAGCCGGGCCGATAGGAAACCCTGGTCAAAATACAGCTGTTACCTCTGGGTTGGTCAATCCGTTTGTTCTTGACTCAGGAATGTGGTTGGGGTCAGTAAACCTTCGATCATTCCTTGGTCATAGCCGAGGCAGGGTATTGTTTAACTCTTGCGACATAGAGCCAGCGACAAGCCCTGTCACAGGAAAGATCGGTTGGAAGGTGACGCATGAATTCATAGCCAACCCCACGATGGAATGGAATCAAGTAAGATACAACGGTTCATACGACCCAAAGCTAGATCCTAACAGGCCAGATCCTGGAGATACCACTGCTACGCAACCGGCTTGGCGAACAGGCTATGTTATGGCTCTTAACAAGAACCCAATATATTCGGAGAAATATACGGACGGAGGCGTTGAAAAGACCCGGTCTATATACCATCCAATATGGACGTATCATTATGAGTCTGATGCAGTCCTTCAGACGACCCCCAAAAGGTATTCCAAGAATTACCCAGTTTTCCCGTACCCCTACAGGGATTTTTACAAAGACGCAACCAATACAGGATTGCTGTACTACGGATATGTCGGCGATTTTGAGCCACTAGACAAGATCAAAGAGGAAGGCTAAATCATGGCGAATTCCGTTAACATCACGGGTAGTGATTTCAGCCAGTTAAACAACGCTCTGGATCAAGTTGCCAAGCGGTCAGCACAGTCTGTCCGCTTCATGTCCCGATTGTTTAACACTGATTACTCTAACGGAAAAACGCTCAGCAGTTTAGACAAGCTATGCAACAAGCTCAAAGAAACAAACCTTGAGGCAGTAGCCCTCAACAATACGCTCAGGAGTGTTGGCTCAGTCGTCATTCGTACCCCATCGGCAGCATCAGCCCGCGCTAATGTCTCTGGTGGTTCTGGAGGAGCAGGATCAGGAGGAGGAAAGAAGGCTGGTGGTGATGCCGGAGGCGATGAGGATTTTGAACTAAAAGCAATGACGAAATACCGGCGTTCGTTCATTAAGTTTGAGAAAAGGGAGGCCGACTTTCTTGCCAAGCAGCGAGAGAACTCAGCAAATGAGACGTACAAAAGGATTGTCGCAAAGTCTAAGGAGGAAGAGAAGTTAAAGCAAAAGTTGGCAGCGGATGCCAAGAAGAAAGAAGATCTGGAACTACGATTACAGAAGAAGTCTGCAAGCAAAATTGATGTGCCTGAGCTAGGCCTTTACAAAAAAGCAGGGTCTTTTTCAGACAAGATTGCCAAGACTACTGCCAAGACGGCAGCATCAGACGCCAAAAGGATCGAAAAGCTAAAAGGACAGGAAGGTTCCGATCTATTTGTCGGCCCACTTAGCCCAAGTTCAGCGCAAAAGCGTGATATCAAGAATGCTGAAAAAGCATTGATTGCCGATGAACGTGCCAGAATCGCCGAAAAGTTAAAGCTGGAACGAGAAATAAGGCAACTGGATCGCCAGACTGCCAAAGAAAATGCTCAGGAGGCCAAGAAGGCTAAGGCTCAAGCAGCAATCATTCGAGCCAATCAGGCTCAATCAATCGCATTCGACAGGAAGATGCAAGCGTTACAGTCTGGCGAAATGGCTGGCCTATCAGCCACTCGCAACGCTATCCGGCGTGCTGAAGCAAATGCTGCCGCGACCAAATCTCGCCTTGGCTTAAGTGGTATGGGTTTGCTCGGGCCAATGGCTAAAGGCCAAATGTTTAACTTTATGAACGAACGAGCCTTGGAACGAGCCTTCAACTTTAAATCTAGAATTGCCTCCTATGGTTCTAACGCAGGATCCATGGTCAGCAAGTTTGGCAATCCTGGTCAGATGCCTCTATTCTCGCGTTTTCGAGTATTCCAGCGACCATTCCCCGGCTCTGAACGCAATCCGTTCTCACTGGGTGATACTGGCAATATCGCAAATAACGCCATCTTTGGTATTTCAAGCGGCGTTCGAAAAGCCTTTGAGACGATCACAACAGCTGGAACAGATGTCGTACGTGCATTCTCTGGCGTGGCTCAGGCTGGTATCTCGATAGGGGCAAAACTTCTTACTTCTGTAGGCAGCATGCTTGGGAATATTCCAACAATACCAGGGCAGATCGCATCGGCTATTTTCGGTGCATTTGGCACTGTTCTTGCTGGCCTCGGCTCGATTGTAGGTGCTGTGACAGATGCGTTCACAGGTCTGCTTGACGCTTTAAGCAAGGTTATCGGTGAGACGATCACAGCATTAGGCACAGTGGCTCTAGGATTGGCAGGGTTCGCTCACCGCGCGGTAGTAGCAGCATCAACCCTCACAGAACTTAAGAACGCAGCAGCGATCTATGTTGGGCCATCTGGTGCCAAGGCTATGACTGCAACGGCAGTAGAGTATCAGCAGAACTATGGTCTTTCAGCCTCTGACTCACTCAAATTGATGATGCGGTTTGCTGGACAGATTCGTCAGACAACAGGCGTTGGTTCGGATCAAGCTGCCAAGGAAGCACAGGCGATTTTCAAAGCGGCAGCAGATGCCGGATCAGTTCTGAACATGGATCTTGCCGATATTGGCAATATTGCCCAGTCTGCCATGGCTGGAAGGTATACTCCTCTGAGACGCATGGGCGTTACAGTGAGTGCTGACTATTTGGATACCGTTGCCAAGCAACAGGGTTTTGACAAGGATGCCAAGACTCCCTTTGCAGCTCGTACCAAGGCGTTAGAGTATGAGATTCTTCGGCAAACCAAGGGGTTCATGGGTGACTTGGCAGCGACTCAATACGAATTCGCCAATCAACAGCGGAAACTGCTGGGTATCTTTGAGGCAGCATTCGTGCATGTTGGGCGAGCCTTGGAACCATTTGCCCGGGTTATTATGATTGCTTCGACAACAGTAGGTAGTATCTTCGTGAAGCAGTTGGAGGCATTCGGCGATTGGGTACAGAGTTCCTTCCAGGATATGGTGGATTTCAAAGATGGTGGCAAGTTGCAAGTCTATCTGGCAGCAGTCACTAAAGCAGCGGCAAGAGCAGCAGACTATCTGTTGTTTTTTGCAGACAAGATATACGAAAACAAAGATGTGATTTACGAGTTTGTCAAAAAGGTTGGCGAGACTCTTTACTCGTTGGCACTGGATCTGATGCGATTCTCGTTGACGATGATTGCTATGATGGCAAGTTTCTTCAAGATGCTGCCAAGCGTTTTTAACGCACTCAAGACTTTTGGCGAGGTGCTTGAAGAGTTAGCGAAACGCTTGGACAAGGCTTTTAATTTAGGTATAAACGACGATGCCGAAATGAAAGCGATTAAAGAGGAAGAGCAGATTGAGAAAGGCAAGAAGCGAAACCAGGAAGATGAAGAGGCGATCAAGAGGGGCAAATTTCCAGGCATCATGGGCAATAAGCTGACCAAGTGGGATGTCGCCGATCTCCAGAACGATATTGCAAAACGCAACAAGAAGATAAAGGAGATGGAGGACAGGAAAGCACAGGTAAACGCCCTTGTTGCTGGCGGCATGAATCGCAAGGATGCTCAAGAAAAGGTATTTGGAAATGATGGCAAACTGCCTTGGGCTGACAATATGGCAGCAGGGTTAGAGAACATGGCTATCAGGGGCAAGAAGGCTCTGGACGACCTTGAAAAGAATGGCCTTGATGGCATTATCCCAAATGTCCCCCGCAGGGTTGATCCTGAAGATTTATGGGGTAACGTGCTGATGCAAATGGGCAATCGCCCTGATTTCGCTGATCCCGAGCCATTCAAAGGTAAGGGCGGCAGACTATCCCAGTATTTTGATCCAGCAGCATATCGAGATGAAATTCAAACGCGAGAAATGACTGCCGTTGAACAAACTGCCGTAAATACTGGTATAATTGCCGACGAAATGAAGGGCTTTGGCGATGTCGCTAGAATGATGGCTCGGCCAGGCATCGGTATGGCGGCAGTAACAGTTGTCTAACGAAAGGTAATCAGCATGTCAGATCGATGGAGAGCCGGAGAACCCCTGAGTGCCTCAAAGCTGAATCGGCATAGTGCATCCAATGCCCAGATCAATTTCAGCGGCAATGGCTACATGGAACGCACAGGGAATAACTGGGGCATTGATAATCCATCTCCATCAGCAGTGGAATCATTCTGGGTGAGCGTGGATCGGGAAGAGGCGATTACGTACGAGACCTCAACATCAACTCCCTATACGCCCGGCTCGCCATCCACCACAACGAATCATTCCCGTACCGTTTATCGTTACGAATGGACAGAGGTCAGGTTTGATAAGACGTTTGGATGCTGGACAAAGACAGGCGTGACCGGGCATATGGGTGCTGATCCACTCATGAACTATGATCCGACTCAGAGGATACCGCTCACAGAAGATGCGGTGACATCCCCGTTTTCGGGGATGCCCATAGTAAAAGGCATCGTTCCAGTGGTGCGAGACCCTCAATGTGGTCAGCTCTTTTTTTTTTCCTAGAGGGTGCAAATTCCCAACGGCACCGAAGTGGCCTTGCTACAAATATGGGTTTGGCGGCTTGATGGAGTTTGTTTATTTAGATCTTAAAGATCCTGATACTGGTGAATGGTATCCCAATCCGGCGATCTTCAATCCCGACGAAGTCTTCCACGTTCAAGATTTTCGCGTTGGCGATGTGATGGGTACCGATGGTGAAATGCACCGGGTAAGAGGATACTCTGGTTGGTATTTTCAAGCCATGGCATCAACGGCTCAGGTCGATGTGAATGCTAGCCAACAGGCAGAGGCAGATCCGCAGGAGCGAGCCAACTGGAAAAACCTTGTAGATTACTGGTACGACCGACCACAGTTTGTTGATCCACCTGTTCACGATGGCAAAGAATTTTACAACCTTGATTATCTATGGAAAGGAATACCTGAGTTTGAGGGCAATTCGTTTGTTGCTGTAAACTCTATAACTGGTGGAGGCTCTGGCAATCCGGGTGGAGGTTCTGGTGGTACGACATTGCCTGGTGGCGGATATAACGACTGGGATATGGGTTATGGTGCGTATACATTTCCAGGCCCAATTTCGATGAGCTATCTTTATGGCTGGCATGGTGATACTAGATGGCAAGGCGAAGCTAACCCCGCTTTAAATCATACGATGCGGTTTAGCATGGCTGGAAAGTGCAAGGTCAGGTTACATGGCAGAACGCCCATTATGGGCGATTGGTCTACTGGTGGCTCATGGTTGCCAGAGGGCGAGAACGACAAAATCAGCATCATGCCCGGGCAAGACAAACTGATCGTCATTGATGGTATGCGAGGAATCAGAATACGAACGTCTGGGTGGTTTGCCCACTTTGGCGATCACGTTATTAAGTCGAGAAAGTATGACCCTAATTTCATTTTCTGGGGATCTGGGAATTCTGTGAACTGGTATAACGAAGGCCAGCCAGTGCCTTGTGAAGGCGATTTATATGGGCAAGGAACTGACGCATATAGCTTTGACCAGCAGGGAAATATCGTTTACAATAACGCGATGGAGGTTGCCGCTCAGCATCACTGGTGGATTGGTCAATGGTGCGACAACAACCCTAACAGCGGACTGGATCGTTACAGCCTTGATGCAACGCTGAAACTCTGGAAGAAGAATACCCAGCTAAATCAGAGGGTGCCTGATCCTTACAAGGTCATCATAAGTGCATCGCCGTATAACGCTCAGTACTATGATACGCCTGCCGATGCAGTCGTTTACGCAAAAGCTCAGGAAAGGCAGTCTGTACACGAATTTAATCCCAATCACGATCCTAACGGAATTGAATGCGAGCCAAACTACGCCAAATCAATTGGCATCATTTTCAATCTACCTGAAACGCGAGATAAGTATAGTTATGGGCATATCGAGATCAAGCACAAGGGGCATATCGTAGGCTCATGCTTTTGCAGAGCGTATTCTGGCTATTTAGGGTGGGCAACGCTCTTTAACGATGCAATCAGATGGCGTCCAACCGACAACAGCATCTTCCCTAATTATGGTGGTGGATTGCCGATTCCAAGCACTGAGAAAGACCCAAACCAAGAAGGCACGCCTATGCAAAGGCACGATGCCATGACCATCGCGATGCCGTTCGGCGATCAAAACATGGATTTCCTGCCCAAATGCGGCATCCATATCACCACCGTTGGCAAGACAAATGTACCCTATGTCATCAAGTCGTTCACCAATATCCCATCAAACATAGCAACGCCGAATAGCGTTACCATTGACTGGGGGGATGGCTCGGCAACGGAAAATGCCACGACAATTGGCACAACCTTCACGCATACCTATACTGCCAAAGGCTACTACAAAATACGCATCACGATCAACTATACTCTAGTACCCGGCGTAACAACGGATTTTGTCGTGCAATCTGGCAACGAACTGACTCACATTCTCGTAAAGGATGCATAAACATGGATACATATGAAATATCTGTCATGCGTGTGAAGCAAGTACTCGCTCAGGGAATCACAGAGATGCCCTGTTACTGGAAAGGCGAATTACTCCGCGATGAACATGGATTCGTCATGAAACGCCGCAACGAAGGTTGCTGTGGGCAAGGCCCATCGACTGTTGAGCGTTACGAATGCTTTCATCCACGCATCGCGGAGGGAGAGACCAACTGTGAAGCACGTTGCCATTTCGTCAGGGCATTGACATCAGAACATATTCTTCTGTTCGCCCCAGAGGGCGATGCAGAGGGCATCGCTCTCCCCGTCAGTGATCTTCCCTAAGCCGGGAAATCTCGCCTTACAGTAGGCCAATGATCGCTTCTTGCCAAGATCAAGCGGAATGCCGTTCAGGATATCTTTCATCCATCGCTGGGGGGTGACCTCAATGATCGGTATCGCTAATCCTGCGGCAATCCCCTTGATTGATCCATAGCCTTCACCAAAGGTAAAGACACTTGTTACACCCTGTTTGGGCATAGCGTGTACTTTTTCGATGACAATCAAATCGATCTGGGATGCAATATCTCTTAGCTTAGAGGCAATCTCGTTGAGATCCAGAATCGATTTCGTGCCATCTTTGATGACTGGCATACGGCAGCAATCCACATAGCCACCTTTATGAACGGATGCCATGCCACCTTTTAGGCCAGGATCAAAGCCAATAATCAGTCCCATTAGTCGTTCCCCTTGTAAACTTCGCACTGGTAAGAGTCGTTACTGTCAAAAGGCCGAAAGAACAGCTTTGGCCCATCTATCGTTTGCACAAGATCACCTTCACGTATTCGCCTAGCCACATATAACGGTGGTGATACGATTCCTTTGTGAATGGCTGTTGTGGCATATTGGGCGATGAGTGCTGCCTCTTCAGGATCCATGGTCGCAGGGGCGTAGGCCTCTATGACATCCTCTGGCATAACCTCATAGGTTTGATGCATCACGATGGGTCTCATCCTCCAACCTCCTTTGTACAAGATTGGCGAAACTCATGATTGCTGAATGAGTCGCGGAAATTTGTGATCTCTCGTCGGCGTGCATCGTCTTTTTGGAACGCCTCATATGATGCCTGAGCCTTCATTTCAACACGCTCAACCTCTTTGTTTAACAATACAGCAGAAGTGAAATATTCTTCATTGCGTATTGCGTTGACAAGGTCGTCTAAACGTCCGATGCTGTTGGGAACCAGTTTGCTCACGGTATCACTTTCGTTTTGGGGAGGGCTGACCAATCCGGCCTTGTAGGCGATATTTAGGGATATTGCCAGATACACGCATGACGATTTTGTCCAGTCGGGAAAGGCTTTCTGAACCGATTTGGCATCAAAAATATAGTCAGTCATTCTGTGTCCCTGATATCAGTAACACGTTGGTTATAGTGCATCCTCTTTCGAGCAGCATCAACAATCATCGCCCACTGATCTTGGTCAAGTTTTTTACGACCTGCGAGATCGTCCATCAGCAATTTGACCTCTTCGTCCGTATAGAAAACAGGATCAATGCCATAGACAGTTGTTCGCTCAGACGCATTCATTTTAGCCTCGTTAGCCTGAATCTTGTTGATCATGGCGAGTAGTAGGGTTGTGGGAATAACGATTCGTTCCCGATAGTTCTCCAGTTGCGCAGTTGCAACACGTTTCCAACCATCGACGACTTCTGGTGTTAGTAACTCCAGGCTCATTTTTTCCACTCCTTATCGATGAGGTGATTGACTCCAGATCCCAGGCTGCTCCATTTGTATGGCTCAAGATCGTCCATCCCACCCCATAACCTCACGTTCTCCGTGAAACTCTTTATGTAACGCTTTGTCATCTCGCAAATTGCTAGCTCCCAGTTCCTAGACCTTGAATCCATCGCATGCGAGACTATTTCTATCGCTGTTTTCAGCACCCTGAAGTCGCCCAGATATGTGTCGTTGGTTGCGTTGTTAGCGGCGATCTCGATTAACAGGCTGCAATCTGGGCATCGAATTGTTTTTACTTCATCCTCCGGTTCTGGTGGATCAGGTTGAGCTTTCGTCTTGGATTCCAGTTCGGTCTCAAGGTTTTTAATGTGATCCAAAGCTGCCTTTGCAGTCATATCTCCGACTATGCCGATCTCATTATCCATGAGGTACTGGTTAAGCTCCCCTATACCGCTGATAGCATCAGCCTCCCGCCTTGTAAGCTGGTCTATCTCTTTCTTCTGCCCTGCCGCATGCTCAATCATTCTTGTTGCAAGCAATTTCTGCTCTTCGTACCGAGCCTCAAGCTCAACGATTTGGTTGCGTTGTTCGACGACTACTGCTATTAGCTTTGAAGCCATGTCGCTATTACTCATCCTCATCACCTCCGTCAGAGATTCCAGCCAGGGATTCCAGCGTTGGGTATTCGTCATTTGTGAGCATGCTGCTCATCCAGACAACCTTGCCTTCAGCCTCTATTTCGCGAGGGAAAAACGTGTTATCTATAATCGCCCAATAAGCCGAAAGTGCCGCTTGTTTGACCGTTTCGTGATCTTCCGTGTAGGCGGAATAATGCATTCTTCCACGCAGGATCACAGAAGGTTTTGGCTTCTCAGCCTCTTCTTGAGCATTGATTTTCTCAATCTCGTCCAGGCAAGCCTTTTTAGCCTCTTTGATGCAGTCGAATTTGCCAATAAAACCATGCCCTTCCCAGTCCTCTTCTCCAACACTCCAGACGCCGGAGACGTAAGTTGCATTATCGTCGCGAAGATAGATATGGGCCATTTTGTCACCGATTGTAATCGACCAGGATTTACCGTCAGTTGTTGTCCAGTTCATTTTCTTTTCCCTTTCTCGTACTTGATCAAGTTGTCGCTGAATACCCCGCTAAATGTTGTCCTATGCCCCAGCGAATCCTCGACTGTAATGTTTGTCCAGAATCTCCCGTCAAGATCAGCATGGCTTTCGATTCCGTAGACCTTGCCTATAATATTGCTGCCTATCAGATGGACAGTATCTCCAAGTCGTAAAGGTGCTTGCATCAGTCAAACTCCACTTCGTTCAGAACCATTTTGGCAACCCGATAGCTGTTCTGAGCTTCGTTAAATGCCATCCAGACAGCATATCTCTGTTGCATAGCGTAATAGAATTCTGGATCGTCATATTTTCGCAATTCTCTTTTAGCCCATAGCAATCTACGAGCCAGGTGAAACACGATTTCTCTACTCTGATCCATCTCTAACTCCTCTCAATCATGGGTGATACACGATCCACCATTCGCTTGAAATGTATTTGAGCTTTCCAGTAATCGCCGAAAAAGCATGGGTCTTCACCTGTCATGATTCTCGGCGCGGTGCGAAGGGTGTAAGGCAAGCCCAAGGGGCAATCTATCTCTTTGACCAACTCGATGGTGATGCCGTTGACTGTCAAAGAATTGATCGTGATCAGGTCATTTTCAATCATCGTCATCCTCTTCCCATAGTGACTGAATCCTTGCTGAATCCATGTCCCATCTATTTATTAACCTGTGGTAAATCATCTCAGGCACATCAGAATCAGCCACAAAGACAAAAATATGCATCATTTCTCGATCAGCCTTGTCTGCGAAATCTATCAGATCATTCAGGTCTGCCTCCATAATCCCTTTCGCGCACCCAAGATAGACATAGAAATGTCCAGCGTGCAGAATTCGGTAACCGAGGAATACTCCGCAACTTAGCTCAGGGATTTGCACTAAAATCGTCTCCGAATATGCCAGAAATCAGACCGTCCAGATAACGTAGTTCCGTAATTGTCGCCAAGGATTCACCCTCTTGAGTCTGTTCGCACAACAGCACGAAATACTGGTTTAGGTGGAGTTGGATAAGCCTCAGGTGCTTCGGCTGGATGCCGATTAGAGAGTGGAGAGTTTCGTCTTTAATCTTCGTCATTTGCAAAACCCTTCTTCTGGATCGTAACAATTCTCGCAATGAATTGCCCAAAAGGTCGTGTTGACTGTCATTTCGCCAGCATCGCACCAACTTCTACAGGATTCGCAAAGAATCTTGCCTTTATGCTCCCCACACTTTTGTGTAGCGGAATCAAGCATCTCGCGTTCTTGGAATCCTTCACCATAATATTCTTCAATCAGATCGCAATCCAAGGTCGCGTTGCAAGTTTGAACAAGATCACGTACGACAGGGTTAAACACGCCCTCTGGCTCGTTGCGTGTAAAAGGGCTGTTTATTGCAGACGAATATTCCACAACACGCCTAGAAACAATCTGGGGTTTGCGGTTCAACTTCTCGTTGACAAGATTAGCTCCAAGGTTAGCGTAATGTAATTGCCAATGCTGTTCCGCTGAGTCAAGCTCCCCCGTATTGCCGCATTCAGCTAAAACGACAACTAATGGTGCTAGATCCTGATTTGTCAGGCTGGAAACCCATCGCCCTCGTTTGCTCCTGTCCCTATTGCTTGTTCGCAAATGCGATCTATAGCGGCGTGCAATATCTTTGGACTGCCCGACATACTTGGTCTCTCCGCTCACAGGATCAATCAGCGAGTAAACGCCACATATGCCCGGCGGCGGGCAATCCCTGTAAAGTTTGGCGATAGGCTTGTAACTCGGTTTAACGCTACTCATCATCAGTCTCGATCTCCCATCCGCACAAGCATTTCTCTTGATGTTTGCCGCACTTCTCGCAATAAGCATCGCACTCACACAGCACCCAGATTTCTTCGCAATCTGGGCATTTGTCGTCAGAGTTCATCGGCACTCCTTGCAACGACTATCCGCAAAGCCATATCGCATATATTCGTGATCACCAACTTCACGCCCACAGATACGGCACCAGTCCTTATGAGATGGCTTGCTCATGTTGATGCAATACCGATCCCATTCCCTCTCGTTCATTCTGCACTCAGGTGGCTTTCCCCGTTCAATCATCGCTTCTTTGCTCATTTTGATCCTCAAGCACTTCTTTCGCGATTGTTAGATATTGCTCAGACGTAAAATCTTCTGCGTTAGGATCCGGTGGCGAAATGACCTCTTTCATATCGCTGGCCCATACCTGAGCCACATTCAGGTCATGCATTGCCAGTTCCAAGGCTGTTTCCATCAGCAACATCTTGTTGTACATCGCTGTGATCGTCGCTCTCGCTTCTTCCAGATTCTGCACAGGTGGATATTCGTCCATCAGTAACTCCTTCTAAAGTGTCTATTTCTCGCCTCCAGAACATCGTGTCAAACGATTTACCCAAACAGCCGATCTTGACCTGACCATTTTTATCGATCTTGGTGACCGTGATCGTGGCAATCCATTCGCCATTATGGCGTATGATCAGGTCTTCATGCCTCTTCCGTGCAAGTACCAACATGGGTTACACCTTTGGATAAGTGAGTTCTACCGATTTCCTGCCGTCAACATCCACAATGATGCTGACATCCTGCATGCAATTTGGGGCAATCTCTACGAGCTTTTCAGCAATCACAACAGCCAGTCGCCTGATCTCAAGATCGGCGTGAATCGAGCCACGAAGGGCTATGATATGTCGCCATGCTCGTAGGTTAGCGGTCATGAACATGTGCGTTTCTGTGGCATTTGGCAAGATCGCCCGTGCAGACTCTCTCGCTCGCTTTCGGATCAATGTCAGATCTTTCTTGTCAGCATGCACGCCGGGGTTTGCCATCAACCATCGCTCGGATTCGTACTGAGTCCCTGCCACCACAGCACTCTGATATTCCTCCCAAGCTGATTGGAACGATGCGGCAAAATACGTCTTCTGGTTGTCGTCCTCAATCGCCAGAGGTGGCAATACAAAGCCAACATCTTCAGGCTCATAGTAACGCTGGGATAGCTCAGAGAATGCCGTTCCTGCCCTGTGCCGAATCATTTCATGCGTCAGGCTACGACTGATCCCCGTAAATATAAACCCAACGTATGAATGTTCAAGGATAGAGCCATGCCCCATTTCCAGTACATTCTTCAGATACGTTTTTTGACCACCTGGACGAGGGTTCTTGAACGACTGGTAGCAAAGCCTTCCGGCAACTTCAGGAATACTATCCAGACCAGAGTTCGAGCAATATATATCCGTACTTAGATTCGCGTATTCAAGCACACTGGTTGACCCAACCAGGCTGTTGCAAGACGCAAGAATCACTTTCGGTTCTTCGATCAATCTCATGAAATCCATCCTTTCGCTCTTCTCAACACATCAACAGTTGTGCATATCCATTCCACAGCATCTGATATGGCAAGACTGGGTTCTATAGGCACATGCGTCCACCAGAATGCTGCTTCCTTATCATGCTCTGTCATATGCTCTTTGATGCCACATCTGAAGTAATGCTCGGCAAATGCAATCAGGCAGTGAATTTCCCATGCTGTATGACCGGAATTGCTCAGATATGGTTCGATGCATGTGCTTGAAAACTGCCAGAACTCCATTGGAACCGCAGGACATTCATCTCGCCCCGGTAGCAGATAGTACTCAGGACACTCAAACGCATCAGCCCGATCCATGCATGTATGACAGTAGCACCAAAGATCGTGTGTCATGCCTTCTCCTCCCTTTCTCTCAACAGTCGCTCAATTGTAGGCCTTGCTCTGGATCGACCCCGTTTGATACGGATGACATGCGTCCAGTCAATCACGCCCTCGTCAACCAGTTCTGCTGCCGGAATAGAACACAGAACCGCAAGATCTTTGCGCATCTCAGACTCAATTCCGTTGTACCACCGGGCAGCTTCAACAGCAGTGTCAAAGGTTTCTACGTAGTGCTTACGATCCAGTTCAACCCGCCCCATCCACTTATTCCGGTAATAGCTGATTCCGCACAAGCCATAAGCCATGTTGCGTTTGGTCAGACGGGCCAAGTGAGGTGCAACTGAATCAGTACCACCTATCAAGTTCCGAATCTTCACCGGAATCGGCAGGGCGGCATCAAGCTCCCATTCTTCTGGCACAATCCCCGATTTCCGCTTGCAATCCATTGCATATGCAATTCGCTTATCCATGTAAGCTCGATAGCGTGGATCTTCGTTTGTGTCTACAAAGTTTGGTCGCGTCATGCCTTCTTGTTGTTTCTAGCGATGAGTTTCTCAATGTCAGGAAGGGAGTATTTGCTTTTTCGGATACCAACGAGCCATTTTCGGATCAGCCCCTGCCTTGCCATATTCCAAACAGTATGAGTGCCTGTCCCCATGCGTTTGGCAGCATCAGCCAACGTGATCCACTGTTCTGGGTGATCAACCGGATTGCTTGTTTTAGCCATTTTCTTGCCCTTAAGACTTGTGATAGATATCGCCCTCATGAGTTGATCCGTAGACTTGAGATGGTTTCGGTAGCTTCCTGGAATGACATGTGCCGCGCTTTGTCCGGCTTAACCCCCAAAGATATGAGGTAATTCAGCTGACGCAGCGAACACAGGCCACCTGTACGACGACTAATGATCTTGCTGATCAATTCGCTTGCCTGACGCTTGGATATATTGCCCAGATCCCCCATGCCTGATTTGGCTAGGAAACTGATTTGTGGCTCGCTGGCAAGCTCTGAAAATGAGTTCGATGTGAGTTGATTCTGGTTGCTGCCCAGATTTATCATCGTTTGAAATGGGTTGACCTCAACCCGACGATACTCCATCGATTCCATCCGGCTCACAGGAACGTGAAAGATCCTGCGTTGTTTCTTATTCTCCTCGTTGCGTTCAATAGCCCCCCAGAGGTCGCCGTCATGGTCTTGATCCACCAGCTTATCAATCGCCTTGGCATCCTCTATATCAGCCACAGCAAGGCTTGCAGGGCCAACCAGATCAAGATCTGACGTATGGCTGAAGTCGATGACCAGACAATCTTTCTTTCCGGGAAATAACCTTGTTCCACGCCCAACAGCCTGTGCATAGGCAACCCTCGAGCGGGTAGGTTTAAGGACAACGGTATCAGTCTCTTTATCATCAAACCCCTCTAGGAGTAACTGGCAATTCACAAGGATCTGCAATCGACCCTTTTTGTAATCCTGAATTACCTGGTCTTTATCCTTACGATCACCACTAACCCAGTCGGCTCGAAAGCCAAGGTCTTTCAATGCATTCGCCATCGCCGTGCTTGATCCAACGCAGGGCATAAACACGATGATCTTCTGACGATCTGCTATTTCCTTGGCGATTGCGTTTGCAAAGATTTCAATGGCTGGCTGAATCCTCTTGCCAAGCTCAGCAGCGTCGAAATCACCTTTGTGACCAATAGTGCGGCACCCACGCAGATCAACGCCAACGTCACAGCGGACAAATCGGACAGGACTGAGAAATGGGCCTTGCGGGTCATGGATGGCATCGAACAGGTTATACGAGAAAACGACTTCGTCAAAATGCGTCATGTCCTTTCCATCAGGCCGATCAGGTGTTGCTGTGACTCCCAATAACTTGGCAGTGTCAAAATACTCCACCAATCCACGATATTGCTTGTTATCCCATGAAAAGTGGTGATGCTCGTCAACCAGGATCAGATCAAAATCCTTCGGCTCATATTTGGCCTTACGCACTGCCATCGACTGTACCGTAGAGCAGATAATGTTTGGGTTGCAGAGTGCCATGCCATGCTGAGATCCCTGCTCACGACCAACAGCCAGTCCGGCAAGTTCAAAGGTCTCGATAGCTTGTTTAACAAGTTCATTACGGTGAACGACAAACAAGGCGCGGTTAATCTGCTCGGTGATCACCAGATTTCGGACTAGTTCAGCCATGACCACAGTTTTACCTGTACCCGTTGCCAGCACAAGACTTGCAGCCTTTCTGCCTTTTTCGTAGAAGTGGGTGGTCACCGACTCGATGGCTTTAGTCTGATAGTGGTGCGGAGTAAACGCAGAATCGTGCAAAGTCTCAAAGGCAAGCTCAGATGACATAGCCAGCCCCTTTGCACTCCATGCACTTGTCAACCTGAGCATTCTCTCCAGATCCACGGCAGTAGCTGCAAACAGCCCACTCAGTCGGTGGCGTGCAAAATCGTTTTAGCAGTCGCGTCACAAGTGGGCCGAGCTTTTCATCGTCAGGGATATAAGCAAACGCAATCGTCCGTATTTGGGCCAAGGTGCCACTGACCTCACGGTATAGCTCGTAATCTGCGGCAAGCCTCATGCGTGCCTCTGTGGGCAACTGTGTGCGAATGCGGTCATATGCTGCCAAATCAATGTCGCCAGTCAGAATCATGTCTGATTTGACGAATGATGGTTGAACGTCCTGTGCGTTTCTCTCGGCATCCTCTATCAGCTTTTTAAGATCGTCGCCAGTCATAATCCGTTCTCCTTTAAGAGCCAGTAGAGTGAGGATCAAAATAACCCTCACTACATTTGGTTAAAGCGTTGACAAGTTAGAACCCAAAGCTATCAGGATTAGCACCCGATGATGCCCATGGAGGCTGCGCACTGCGCTCGGCAGACGCTTGAGGTGCGAAATTCACGGCAGAATTAGGCACTTGCTGACCGAAGGCATACTGCGGTTGAGTCGTGTTGCCATGCTTGGCTTTCCACTCGGTACTCGTCATGACAATCTTTTGCAACCGTTGTGGCAGCTTTTGAATGTCATCGCGTCTGACATCCCATTTGATCTCGGCAAGCTCTTCTTGGAACCGATCTGCTGATGGGAAAACAGCCTTAACCTTGTCGTAGGTCTTGGTCGTTCCATCAGACTGCGGGGCATATGTATTTTCGATCTCCAGCCAGACAAATCTGCCAGCCAGACTTGTGACATCAAAAGCCAGTGCTTCGGCGTTGGACAAGGTACGACTTTCAATCGTCTCAATCATCTGACGCAGAGATGCCGAGGCGTGCATGGATGCCTTGAGAGGCTTATAGATGGTGGCATGCTTACCGGATGGGGCTTTGTGGTTGACTTCAAAAGCAATTTGCAAAGATGGCTCATCTTTATTCTGGAACTTATTCCAGATATTGCCAACGAATGCCACGGTACAAACCCTTGCCAAGTAGCGACCTGGAGGAATTGCAGCATAAGGAGTACCGTTGCCACCACCTGTTGAGAAATTCATGTTAGCTCTTTCTTAGTTCTGTTTTCGCATCATCGACACTTAGGAACGCTCCCAGCAGCACCAATGCTTGCCAGAAACCAACGCCCCCATGCACCGATGTCCAGAGAATCGATCCATCACTACGTACCGAAGCGCTTGGCACTCGGTCATCATCGCCGGGCCGGAAACAAGGAATCCAGCCACTTGGGTTTGCTCGGTTGGTCGCAAGTCGTAATCCATAACGCACAAGCACAGCTAGTTTGTCATGCACTTCAAAACCGCGATCAAATTCACTGCCAGTCGAAAAGAATAGACCAGTCGGTGAGTCTAACGGGACGGCAATAGCCTTTGGCTTTTGTTGCAAAGCCATAATCTCATCCATCAACCACTCAGGGCATCGTGCCAGATCAGAGTTAAGCGGATGTTTGCTACCCGTCCATTTATACTGTCGCCCTTTAGCATATCGGCTCGGAGGGCATGTTGCCAAAGATCGGTCACCCAGTACCAAGATCTCCTCATGCTTGCCATCGCCTTTCCATATGCGGCATTTTCCTATGGGACGCTGAATGTACTCGGGCATGCGATACCACAAGTGACGACCACCCGATGAGGTGATAACTTGCCATGACACTGGCAGCACAGGCCTTGCCGCAAAATAGTTCCGAATCAACTCATCAGGCCCATCAAGATCGATAACGATCAAACGGCTAACAAGCCCCGGCAATGCAGCAATATTCTGTGGACTGAGTTCGTTCATAGCACTCGAGGGAAACCCGCTCCACCATTGACTTGTATAAATCTGGGGACGTTTCTCGCGATCATCCATCGGGACTGATTGAACACCATGTTTACGCAGTACATCAGCCCACTTAGCTCCCAGTCGTTTGGCTTGCATAGGGATTAATTGATGGTGCCACCAACTCTGATCTCAGCACAACGACATCCCTTCCCGCATCAATCCCAACGCCAATCCCCATCGATCCACGATCATCCGTTATCACAACCCGTGCAATATGATGACCCGTCTTGCGGTCAAACAAATCAACGGATTGATTGATCTTACGTCCCAATACAAGCATGAGTCCTATCTCCTTTAAGTACAGAATCAGAATGCCGGCATATTGTTCAACGACTGAGCATAGTTCGCGACATTGTTTGGCAAAGAGTTCCAATGCTGGGCCAGCGCGGCACCCTGTTGCTGCCAGTTTGCATCATCAACGCTACCGTTGATAAAGACTCGGTAGAAGTAATTGACAAGGCTTTGAGGGCTGATTGCAAGCTCGTTGGACGTTGCAGCTAGGAAATCTCGGAAAGCATAACCAGTAGTCGGTTGTGCCGGAGTAGCCACCTTTGCCACAGGACTAATAGCCTGAGGATGCATCGTTTCGACCTGTACTTTCGGTACCAGATTTGGGCCATCAACGTCACGGCACTCCCATGCAATTCGGGCATCAACAGCCTGTTGAATCTTGTTGTAAATCTCTCCAATAAGATGTGGGAACTGATCATCGGTCATCGATGCCAGATTGGTCGTAATCTCAATATTCAGATTTGCCTCATATGAAGAGTAGTTGGGTCGGCCAACCTTCTTGGAAATTCCACAATTGATCTTGCATTCAGTATCATTCAGTGCAGGCATCTCTATCCTTTCGTAGGTGGTGAAAAGTCCAGGCTAATCGCCATACCTGTACGGATCTCACAGGAACCACAGTGAGGCTACAGATCAATACCTCGTTGGGCGATAAGAGTACTATAGTAACTATTGTCACGAATGTCAATGCAAAGAATCCAGATAATCGAAATAATTCTGGCGACCTGATCTTGGTCACGCAAACAATCCAAACAATCCAAATAATTTCTATTGACGTATGGAGAGTCGTCGCCTATACTACATTTGTTGGTAGTGGTCAGACCGAATCGGAAATATTTACAAGGAAGCAGCATGAGCTTTTCACTATCCCATGGGCCTCGCCTAAATGCGAGAACGACCCCCAGAATCCACCGCGCCACAAAGGTGCTTGTTAATCGTCTATGCGTTGATGGCTATACGTTTGATGGCCGAATCATCACGGTCGAGTCTTTGATTAGCACTGTCCTGAAAGGATTTCTCGATTTGCCGTATGAGTCACAGAAAAAGTTCATGGATAAAGTGACTCCAGAGCTAGCCAAAGAGTGCCAAGAAACGACCATCGACGAGCAATAACTGCCGCTAAAACGCCTCGAAATTTCATTTTTGGGGCGTCATAAGTCGTTTGCCAACAAGAACTTCCATGTTGAGGAAACCACTTTGGACGCTTTCCAGCTTTGGCGTCACCAGGCTATGACAAGTCTTTGCGAACAAAGCGTTTATGGAATTCGCGACTTGCCTAAAACCCCTTTACACATGTAGTGCGATCACGCAGAGGATACCATCATGACCAAGATCACTGTCTCAGAGCTTATCGGCCACTATCTTACGTGGCTCAAAACCAATCGTTCCCCTTGCACAAACCTCTCGGCACGAAGGCTTATCAAGCTATTTACCGATGAGCTAACGCCCAAGATTAAGGTTGATGCCCTGCGACCTTACCATGTCACACAGGTTGTTGCCCAAAACCCCCAGTGGTCTAAATCTTCTCAACGCGATTTTATTGGTGCCGTAAAGCGTGCTTGTGTTTGGGGGTATGAGCAGGGCTACATCGACAGTAATCCGCTTCAACGATTAAAACCACCCGCTCGGGAGAACAATGAGGAGTTTGTGACCAGCGAGGAGTTCTCTTCGATTATTGGCCTTTCTCCATCCCGAGAGTTTCGTGACGTTGTAACATTCGCTTGGGAAACCGGAATTCGACCCCAAGAAGCTCGCCTCATTGAGGTTGGTGATCTTGATGTCGATCAATCCATCATATTGCTACCCAAAGAACGAGCAAAAGGCGGCAAGAAAGCTCGATTGATTTATCTGACTCCACTGGCGTTAGAACTGGCAAAAGCCTACGCAATCGGTAAGAAGTCTGGCCCGCTTTTCCTTTCGCCGAGAGGGTGCAGATGGCAAGCCAGGAACCTCCACAACCATTTTAAGACGCTTTCACGTAAGACAGGCAAGCTATTCCGTTTCGGCCATCTACGTAAGGGATATGCGACCCAAGCGTTAATCAACGGCGTAGATGTCATCACCCTGAGCCACCTGATGGGTCACACTGACACAACCATGCTCGCCAAGCACTATGCCAAAGTTCACAAGAACACCAAGCACATGGCCGAGTCGGCACTCAGGGCGAAAGGTGGCGTAAACAAGCTATAACCATGCGTAGAGGCATTTTGCGTCAAAAGTGCGTGAGATCTTGAAAAAAACTTTCAAAATTCTTTCGCACTTTTGCCCAGAAATCACCTCTATACACGCTAGTAATAGTATGCATTCCTTGCATATTGCCCCCCCCCCCCCATCTTAACACGCGATGATTCTCCCGTAATCTTCTCGAAAAACAGCTTGACACTGAACGGATTTACACTAATATGGGTGAAGTACCACCTATTACATACGGAACATAGCATCAAAGGATGAACTGAATGATTCGGTTTAAGCGTAACGGACTGCTACTTGAGATGACTGAAACAGGCGAGATCATGATCAACGGATCAAGCTCTGCCGCGACTGAACAACTTGAAGAACTTTACTCCCAAGAGTACACTGACTCTGACGATACACCACAGGACAAGCTGCTCGATCTATTCTGGGTCGCTTACTTTTCAGAGGATCAGAGGAATGGCTAAGAAACGTCTCAAATTCAGCGGGGCTTTGCGAGGCCCAACTGCCAACCAAAATCGGGTACCTACTCGGCGACTATCCATTGAACTATCCGAACGAGTCTGGGGACGACTCAAAAGCGTTGGGATGGAATCACAATCTGCTATCAACAAACTTGTCGAAGAAGCATGTATCAAAGTCTATGGGAAAGCCACCGAAAGCGAACTGGTACTTCTCTATCAAGGTATGGCTGGCATCCGCGATGTTGAGTATGAAGCACCTAGCCCCCCTAAGCGTACAGACTTGCCGCATGTTACCGAGATTGCCCCAAACCTGTATGCTTCGTACGTTATCGAAGCGGCGACATCTGTTTATCCTTCGGGGTATGAGGCGAACCAACCAGTGCCAAAACCAGAACCCCGGCCAGCACGCCTGGACGGGGAAGGTATGAAATGCTCAAAGGCCACGATCAAGGTTATCCAAGACCTATTTGGCCTGTAACAGCTTCGGGCTTGTTCGCTTCAGAGCAAACCGATAAGTACCTGATTCGGAGTAATACGGGGCGACCAAGTCGCCCTGTTCTGCTTTTAACCGATCAGTATCCAGCCGTTTGCTGGCAACCCATGTCATATCCAACTGGTAATCAGTCGTTTTGATCCGGTATTCCTTCTGGTCAGGCCCGATCATTTCCATGATCTTCTCTTTGGCTTTATCCTTTTTGTCTTTCCATAACCTTTCGCTTTCCAGCGCATCCAAGTACTCTTCCATCAACTCTGTCGGAATCTCAGTCGTCTTTTCCCGTACGATTTCCACCCTCTCTGGAGCAATCCCCTTCGTTACATAATCCATCCAGAACCCTCTGACCTTGACAAGGCACTCATCAAACCATGCCTGATGATCCTTCATTTCAATCAGAAAGCTCTTGAACTTGGTTTCCTTGGTTGACCAGACAACCAGATATCCATGCTCCAACCCGCAACACCACATCTGTACCAATACCTGAATCAGGTAATAGTCTGGAATCGCGTTATACAAGTTGGTGCTGATCGTCTTTGCCTCAACCACCGCTGAAACCTTCTTATCACCAATCATGACTTCGGCAATCGCATCAAGCGTAGCAGTCGCCCAGCTTTCCGTATGGTGAGCAATCCTCACCTGTTGGCCGACAATCTTTGTCCCTGGAACCAACGGCAATCGCTTTTCGGCAAGATTCAGCACGAAATTCTCAGTATCATTTCCATCAGCCATCCGAGGCGAAAAAAAGGATCCTGAGTCTGAGCCTGTTTTAGAGGCGAATATCTTGTAAGCATCCGAAAAGGGGCTTATCCCCAGTACTGCTGCCCATTCGCTGGCACCTAAACTTTGCCGTCTTGTTTTTGGATCAATCATTTTCTCTTGCCCCGCTTTGCTGGTGGATTCACAGGATGGTCGTCAATCAGTAGTGGTAACTGATCTGGTAACGGCTTTCTCGCTCGCTTGGGCTTTATTTCAAGCAGATTTACTGGCTCGGGAATCTCGTTTGATGCCTTGCCACGGTATACCTTCTTCATCATTTGCCCTCTTTATCGTTGTCAACGCTATAATTGTAATGTCAACGCTAAGTGTCATCAACTCATTTCGCAACAAATATTAATATGCGATCATATAAGCGTTAACCAATTCTTGATCAACCGAGAAACAATCATGACTGAAGATTTTATGCCTCTGGAAGAACCGGATAACGACAAGGATATAGAGCAGTTTGTGCAGGAGGCTGAACAAGTCGTCAAACGCAAACCCGGTCGCCCTCGCATCCATCCCGTTAAGCCAAAGGTCGTGCATGAACCAGAGATTATATCTGGCCTTGAAATTCAGGCTGAAATGGAAATCATGGCGGGTTCGCCAAGATGGAAGGAAAAGCGGAAAAGAGGTCGAGTCCGGTCAGAGGATATGATTAACGACCTGTGGTCAACGATCCTGCAAGCAGCGCGGAATGGTTATACCATGCAGGAGGTCAGCGCGTGCCTCAAAATTAGTCGCAAGACTTTCAACGATTATCTAAATAAATATCCCTCTCGCCGTGCTGAAATGTACCGTGCCAAATTCGCCCTAAGAGACGAAATGCTGGAGCATATCATCACTGCTGCGAGATCCGGCAAAGCCTGGGTTGCTGCCGCCTGGACACTGGAACGACTGTTCCCTGCTACCTTCGCCAAGCCTGAAGTTAAAGTACAAATGTACGACCGCTTGATCAACAAGGAAATTGTTGAACAAAAAATTGGTGGCAAGACCGTTCAAGAAATTCGCCAAGAACTGGAAGTACAACTAAAGGAGCATCCTGATGAAAGAGCAAGACGATTGGTTCTTCAACCCGGATCTGGAGATGGAACGACAGGACATAACGAGCCTGTACGGCACGATGAAGAAGGATACGCTGGTCAAGAGGACTCATAATATTGAGACCTATACCCTGCCGCAGTTGCAGTTCTGGACATCGTGCCTGAACAACCGCATCTCGGCGTATATCGGTGGTGTTGGGGCTGGCAAGACCTTTGCCGGATGCGTGCAAATGCTCAACGCTAAAGAAGGATCCACCATCCTTGCCATCTCACCGACCTATTCCCAGATGCGGGACTCCAGCCTCAAGCTGTTCATGGAGATTTACGGAGAATCCGGCTTAATCGAGTCCCATAACAGCACAAATATGGAAACCCGTGTTGCTGGGAATCGTACGATCCTCTGGCGATCTGCGGATAACCCCTCACGATTACGGGGAAGCAACTGCAATTTTGCATGGCTCGATGAAGCTGCGTACATGACCGAAGAACTCTTCCACGTTGTTCTGGGACGCCTCAGGCGTGCGCCGGGTAACATGTTCATCACGACCACTCCACGGGGCAAAAACTGGCTTTATCGCAAGATCCAGGATGGCATGATCCACATGACCAAAGCCAGTACTGCCTCAAACAAATTTAACCCAGAAACCTACCTTGAATCCATGAAAATGGCCTACACAGGCTCGTTTGCGTCACAGGAACTGGAAGGGGAATTTGTCGATACTGATGGCTCGCTGATGGCAGCATCAAAATGGGTCAAGCCATGGGTTGACGAGCTACCAAAAATGGTCATCTGCCGTGCCTTTGACTCTGCTGCTACCCGGCATGGTGGTGACTGGAACGCATCGGTCAAAATGGGCCTGATCGTAGGTACCAATAAGGTGATTATCCTCGATGTCACCCGCATCAAACTCGATGCTGCCTCTGTTGATCCTGATATGCTCACCCACGCAGAACTTGACGGCAAGAAATGCAACATCGTCCTAGAGCTAGAGCCAGGATCAGCCGGAAAACGTCTCATCAATCACTGCCTGCAATTGCTCGCAGGATATCCCGTCAATTGGTACGCAAACTCATCGAACAAGATCACCCGCTGCGTTCCATTTGCCCGCGCTGCTGCCGCTGGTGAGGTCTTCTATCTTCCTGACAAACCTTGGGCAAAGGCCTATTTTGAGGAACTTGACCAATTTACGGGTACGGATGCCGACGAGCATGACGACCAAGTAGACGCAACAAGTCTTGCCTATAATCACCTCACAGGCCGTATGAGAAAGGTTATTGCCGTATGAGAACAATTGTTAAACAAGCAATTGAAATCAGCCGCGAGCGTTACGCTAATCTTGGATATACTGTCTGGGGCGGGCTTGCCCCTGAAGATTGCGTTGAAGCAATCCGATGCCATATTGACGAATGGCAGGAAATGACCCAAACGGAACAGCGACTGATCATTGATAGTATGTCCCTGCGTCTTGCTGCTGGCTATGAACTAAGCTCCACCGTACTCAAAAACGGCTATACAAAGATCAAAAAAGACAAACATAAGCCTCGGCATAGATCTACTATCCTCGTTCGTGATGGCATGCGATGTGTTTACTGCAACGGAATCGGCCCACTGCATATTGACCATATCGTGCCTCGCGCCAAAGGTGGTACTGACCGAGCCGGGAATCTCGTCGCAGCATGCGATAAATGCAACCAGATCAAAAGCAGCACAACCCTGGATAGCGAGCCAGAATGGCTCGCCTTTGCATCGGAAGCGAACAAAAGGATCAAACTGCCAGATCATACAATCATCGAGCTACACGCCTGATACGCTGCCTTAAAAACATGCCTTCCTGGATGCCCAGTCACTTGACTGGGCTTTTTTATTGGGACTGATATCTCAGGTCGTAGAGCATGTCGATGGATACTTTCAGCGCGGCACATCGGTTATCGGCAACCCAGTCGCCTATGCGTTGTAGGATCATCACTTCGTGCATTGGGTATTGTTCAGCCATCTCAAAATAAATCGATATCAAAGCTGCCTCATGACCCAATCTCAATCGGTCAACTTGCTCGTTTAAACGTGAATCCAACCGCTGAATGATGATCCGTTTTTGTTGCTTGCTGAAATCGCTCATGAGTCAGTCCTCCTTGGTAGATTTTAGCATAGACCTGATACGCTGCTAAATCTATATGCCCTCCTGTACCAACAGAAATGCCCCGCGAATCATTCGCAGGGCATCTCCACCACTCCACCACTACCATCGTCACGTCACATCTCACGGAGGACATTAACATGATAGTCAACGCTATAACCATTGTCAAGATAAAAAAACGCAAATGCTAACCAATATGCTCCTGATCAAAGGCTTTGAAATCTACCATCAATTCATCGCCATGCGGAAAATCGACCAGATGGCTCATACTGTCACCCATGCCACGTATCAAAGCCACACACTGATTTATTGTTGCTGCCTCCTGAGGATTCAAATTCCTGGCCTTATCACCGATCAGCTTTCGAGCCATGGCTCGTAGATTCAGTGCAAAATTGTACACGCTTGGATCAGCCATACCTTCTCCCTTGTCTTCAGGCGCGAACGCCTTCATCCGGTGCCGCTCAACCTCCAAGGTTAAGCCAAACCCTGATAAACTGAGGTTCCACTTCGTCTCACGCTTGGGCCTGTCCATGGCCTTTAACTCCCTGCATAGTATTAAAGATTTCGGTCAGAAATTTCAGTCGCCTTCACCGCTGTTATCATTCTCGCAATCCGGCTCAGCTTCACCCTCAACAGATGCCCAAGCACTAACCACAGGCCATGGTGCCAGTTTGGGATCAAGCTCACTGGTGAACGACTCAGGCCACTGATTATAGGCCTCCTCAAAGGCATCACCCTTGCTGGCCGCGCGGACATGCCCGAGATGCTCCACCTGACCATTCGGCTTATGCTGTTCTACATTCCAGACGCGCGGCATCTTCCAAAATGACATGCGTGAATCGAATAACTCTTGATCATCAACGGTCAGGTTATAGCCCTCACGCTCGGCAACCAATTCCCCATAAGAATCAGGATCGGCAGGATAAGAACCTTGGTCGTCCCAGTCTTCAGGCGCTGATTCAAGGCATAAGAACTCTCTGAGGGTATCCGTAGAACAGGCATGTTCGCTGGATCGCTGCCCATCTTTGAGCAGCAAAATCGTGTCATAACCGTTGTTTGTTCGCCACTGCAATTTATATTCTGGCTCGCTCATATCAATCCTCTATCCGTTGGTTAATTGGTCAATTGGTCAGCAACATGCCGCAACAAAGCAGCAACAATCAGACTTGTCGCGCGGGAATCCTCATCCAGCCCATGCTCATCCTCGAGCCATTCCGCAAAATCTGCCAGAGAATCCAACTTGATCGTGTTGTCCCCATAGTAGGTATCAATCAGCAAAGGGGCAACCTCTGCCGCACTGGCCCATCTGTAAGACTGGTAATGCAACACGGCACCGTCATGCCGAAACAGCTTGATCGAGGCATCTGGCAATTCGCTATTGAGTTCAGCAGTCTCCCATACAGAATCGTCAGAGGGATCAGCTTGCCACTCGCCGACTAAGGTGCCGATATATTCTTCGCCCCATGTGGCCTGTCCACCGTTAGGACGGTAAATCTGTGCCAGTAGCACAGTGTCCAAAGGCTGGAGATCCTCAAACTCTTCGATCAACGCTTCAATCTCTTCAGCCGACTCAACAACCTTTAAATCGCTCATCTCAATTCTCTTCTAGGATCATTCCGATCCTGTTGATTTGTGTCAGGCTAGTTTAATGGGGTTAGGTGCATGTTCTGGGCCATCGTTCCAGCCTTTGACTTGCTGCATGCTATCGTAATCTTCAACTGTGATCATGAGCCGGCTTCTCTCGTCAAACTTGGCTTTAAGCGATGGGCGAACCTGTTCGAGTTCCCACCAGTACGACTCTTCCTCTGGCTGCTCGAAATCTTCGTCAATCCGCACCTCAACCCATTCGACGCCACGGTCGTCCACCCACTTGGCAACCCAGTCAGGATCGCCAACATCGTCAATCAATAGACAGTCTTCGTCGTACTCGCAACAGGCCGGAGGTGACTTCCAGTCGCCCCAATCAGATTGTCCACCATCAGCCGAAAAAGCTCCACGACCATCAGGCCAACGGGTCATCACGCCGCCGAGCCAATTCTCGCCAATTTTAAAAGTCACGTCCCATATCTCGCAACCGATTTCAAGCTCTTCAACCTGATCCATTACGCTGAAAGTCAATTGCGCCATCTCAAGATCTGCTGCGTTATTAATCTTCATCTCAATCCTCTTTCCTATGTTTGGAAACCACACTCATGATACTGGCCAGAATCACAATGATCCTAGCCCCAACTGCCTGTAAAACCGTTTTGATTCGGCGATATGCCGAAAAACCAGCACAATCGATAAGCCATACAGTGCCAAAAACATATGCCCTCCTGTCATGCTTAGCTCAAAGTTGTTCAACGGGTGGGACGTATTTGCACTCTAACAAGGCAGCATGCATACGACCGTTTTCAGACTGCTCAGTCGTCAAAAATCGATGCGAAATCATGCCAATTGCCAAATTTGCACCGCTCTCGCAATGCTCGAGCAAATCTTCCCAACGCGAAAACACGCCGTATACCTCGCCAATGTACAAAACATGTGGCCCCTCAAGCAAATAGACTTCGGTAGGCCCAAGGCCTGTCTGTAGCAAAACTGTTTCGTGACGTACTGACATGATTCCTGTCTCCTCTTGTTTAATGACTTACTTCCCCCTCGACACTTTCAGTATAGCAATCATCGTAACAATGTCAACGCTTACTCCAGATTATTTGGATCGTTATTATTGTGACTTCAACGTAAGTGCTTGATGCACAGCGGATAAAAACTTTAAAATTTTCTTGTAGATGGCGTGTACTTTTGGTATACTGTGTGATGTCGCTACAGAGGTTTCCCTGCCAGTTAAGCCCTTAGTAGCTCTAGACCGCAAAGCGGTCGAGATCTCGCCAGCCTTTGGCTGGCTTGAGCGATTTGGTACCTTGGTCACGAAGACCTAGGGCAATAATTGGCTGACCAAACCCTTTACCAGATCAAGGATCGTCCAATGTCGAATAACATTGATGCTCAGCTTGCCATCGATCTTGGTAAAGTCACCCATTTGCTGGCAAGGGCTTTGCAGCCCCTGATGGAGCAATTGGCCGGATGGGCAAGCTGCCGGATGATCTTACGAAACGCTGTTCCTACTGATGCTGATGCTTCAGTGGGTTTCCCGGGCAACGGGCAGGTGATTGATCCTGCATTGGGACTACGCCCCGGTCAACGATGTCATACAGGCAACTTGCCTGTTAAAAACAGTGAGCGAAGTACTGATCACGATGCATTCCTCTTCTCAGATAATGGTTCTTGGCCCAATCTGGGCCAGTTGCGGTTTTGCTCTTGCTGATACAGATTGCTAATAACTCTTACGAGTATCTCTCAATCACCCTAGCAGGATCAACCCCACAAAAGAACTATTATGACACTGGGAAGTCCCTTCTGTTGCTATACATATAAGCGGTTGTTTATATGTTCGGTTTGTTAGAATTGTGATTATCCTGATAACATGACCTATACCGAAAGAGCGTCTAGCGGTATATACCGACATACTCTTGTAGCTCTCACTGATGGTTCGCAACACGATTTGTAAAAAAGCCAGAGCTTTCCTATCTTGCCCAGTCAATCATACACAAACAGGTGATGATTAAACCCTGAATCATACACAACTAGGTGATGATTGAGAGAGGCTGTAAACATGGCCCTGATGGGCCGAATCCTGAGGGCAGAGAGGTGATAATGGACACACTGCCACTAAATCAAAAAATTAGGCTCCCCTAAACCTAAAGCTTGCTCACCCAAATCCAATGTTTAGGCAACCCAAAACCAAGGTTTTGGTCACCAAAAACTATAAAGATTCCTTTATCTTCGATCATCCTGCCCCAGAGCCGCGCTGGTCGCGCCTCGATCCTGCCCCATCCCCCCAGCCCCCCAGCACCTGATGCAACCCCCCAGCTTGCCAGATTCGGCACCTTGCCACCATCGCCAGTGACCTTGCCAGAAGCGCTCCCCTGCCACCAGATTTGCCACGCCAAAACAGGCCTGATCCATCACCCTGGCACTTTGTGCTTTTTTTCACAATATGGCGAACCCGCTACTAACGATTTCTACATTGTTCCATAACGTCATAATCCACAATAACTTACATAACGCAATATACTGCCACATCGCCATATTTCACACATTGCCACTTATTTTCACGCTGACACACTGCCACAGCCATACACTGCCACAGCCACACACTGCCACTGATATAGCCACAGGCCCACAGGCCAGCAGATCAGCACAGGCCAGCACCTGATCACAGGTCAGCCTCACCCGCCCTCGGCCCCGATGGTCCAGAGCGTTGACAAGCAACATCCGGCCAGCCTCCTGGCCGTAGCCTCGGCCATCGAACCCCCTTGTTTTTAAGCACTTAAAAGAATTGTTTAACATCATCCATTACGTTGACATTGTTTGAATTGTCGATATATTCCTGATGGCGGAATTGTCCGCCAAAGCTTCAACCAACGCAAGAAAAGGATAAGAGATCATGGCTTACGATATCCCACAATATTCCACCGATGAACTAGTGACCTACATTCAGAAGAATAGACTTCTGACTTCTGGCATAAACAATGTGAAGCTTGCCAAGTCTTACGGTTACGGATACTTGGTTTACAATCTATCGTTAATGCCTTGGAAATATAGTGGTTACCAGACTTGCCCAAATGGCCAGTCTTGTCATGCTGACTGTATCGGCCATAAGTCTGGAAACAATGTTTTCAAGACTACCCAAATAGCTAAAATAAAGCGCACCCAAGCTTTTTTCAAGGTTAGAGACGAGTTTATGAGAGTCTTGCAGGAAGACTTGGATAAAGCTTCAATTCGTACGATTGACACATCTATTGTTGTAGCATGTAGGTTAAACACCTATTCCGATATTCAATGGGAATCGGTAGCCGTCACTAATACCGATAATTTTATTGACCGGAACTATGGAACAATGTTTTACGATTATACCAAGCTTTTTAGTAGGGTATCCGTAAGGGCTTGCAAGAGGTCAAATTACGATTTGACCTATTCCCTATCGGCCCAACGCCATAACATGGAACATATCAACGATATTGCAAGATATCAACGATGCGCTTTAGTAGTCTCTAGAGATATCTACAAAAAAGTTAAGCAGAATTTTTCCAGCGATGAACGATTCAATCGGAACGGATTGAATTACTACAATGGCGAAGAACATGACCTTACGTTTATTTGGCCGAAGAATGGTGTTTTAGTCTTAAAAGAGAAGTATGTGAAAACACCACAAGAACCTAGCCCACTTGTTTATCGGTCACTAGAGTCTATCGGATTATGAGGTTTTTTATCGTCGCCATTTTGATTGCCTGTATCATTGAAAACAGTTTCCCAAAGTCAAAATAACCAAGTAACCTGCCAGCAATGGCAGGTTTTTTTTGTTTCCTGCCAGCCCTGAGGGCTGGCAGATCATGGCAGATCATATCAACAGGGCACCTGCCAGCCCTGAGGGCTGGCAGATCATGGCAGATCATATCAACAGGGCACCTGCCAGCCCTGAGGGCTGGCAGATCATGGCAGATCATATCAACAGGGCACCTGCCAGCCCTGAGGGCTGGCAGATCATGGCAGATCATATCAACAGGGCACCTGCCAGCCCTGAGGGCTGGCAGA